ACCGTCAAAGATTGAGCCGAGAACGGTTACGCCGCTCCAACTCGTGGTCTGATGGTCGAGCGCGGTGCGAATCGCCCTCATCAGCGCCTTAGCTCCATCGTAGGTGGTGGCCCAGGCGTTGAGTTGAAAACGCGGCTTCCGCACCTGAGCCGTCTGAGTCCCTATCGTGTAGCCCGCGTCACCGCTGATTACCTGATAACTCGCAGCCGGAAGCGTCACCTTTTGGGGCAAAACCACAGGGTAGAAGCGCGTGCCGATGAGCGCCGAGACTCCAGAATTGCCCGTCACCTTCCCGTAAAGCCCCGATTCGATGCTCACTTAATAAGCTCCTCAACCGCGTCGCCGATACGTTCTTCCAAACCTGAAACCCTTTGGTCAAAGGCGGCGCGAAGGTGCGGCCGCGCCCCGTTCCTTTTCGTCCCGTACTCCACAAGCAAACCGTACCAGCCCTTTTTTCTCCACCCGAAGCCGATTTCAAAAGAATCCTTGCGGCTCATCAGCCTGGAATGAATCGACCGCCTCAACCGCCCGGTTTTTACCGGCGCTTTGGCCCGGGCTTCTTGAACCACCTCACGGGCAAACTGCTTGCAAACGTCCTTCGCCGTCTCCAGCCGCTCGCTTTTCAGGCGGCCAAGACTGGCGAGAATGTCCGTAACTCCGTCAGCGCGATAGGTGACTTTCATCAGTCCTTTTTAACGCACATCAAGTGCGTCTCCCTGTTTGCCGAGTCGGGTTGAAGAACGGCCATTATGTCGTAGGTGTCGCTTCCGTGAGTCACCCTCATCTTCGGCGTTATCCCGGTTCGATACCTGATCCTAATTACCGCGTTGACTTCAGCCTCAAGATGCTGGCTCGAAAAAAACTCTTTGCCGGTCAAGGGGCTGACCTGAGCCCAGACCGTGGCCACCGTTGACCATGACTGCGTGACTTCGCCGGTCGCGCTTTGCGTCTCCGTCGCGCTTTGAATCACCACGCGCTCGGTGAGCTTGCCAATTCTCATAGCGTCCTCACCCGGTAGGGCGCTATCAGCGCCTCATAGGCCAAGGGCAGTTCATTGACTGTGTTGCCGATATTGACTGCTTCGCGATTCTCGAACAGGTGGCCGATGTGCAACAGCATCGCCGCTTTTATCGCCGATGGGACGGCGGCCGCGTTCGCGTTTCCGCAGACGTATTCCACCGATATCGGATTCTGTGTCCTCAGCGTATCGGTCGGCCAAGCCTGGTCATCGGCGAGGCTCACATTTCCCACGTAGGCAACCGTATTCGCGTAATAGACCGAACTGGAAAGCGTAGTTTCAACGCCGCCGTCGGGGGTGTACTTGACCGACGATACGGAAACCAGCGGTGTTGCCATCGGCAACTCAAAATGATCTTTTGGCCATTCCTCAAAAAGCGCCACCCATGTTTGTGAAATAAGCGCCCTTCCTGCGATGTTCTCTACGTGCTGCCGCGCCGCCGTAATGAGGGCGGTAATCAGGGTATCCTCGTCGCTGGCGTCTACGCGCAAATGCAGCTTCGCCTCGGTGCTTGATAGCGGCTCCGTGGTTGGCGCGGTTTTGAGATACCAGGCGACGGGGCGCATTACTTACCCTTCCCGCCTTTTTTTGGCGCGGCCTTGGCTACGGGCTGGACGGTCTGCGGGGCTTCCGGCTCCGGCGCGGTGGCGGTTTCCACGGGCGCGGCCGTTTCGGCGATTTTTTCCGCATATCCGCCATTTAGCAGGGTTATCGCCGTTTCCTTCGAGACGTCCTGCCCAACTTCAAGCACGTCCCCAGGCTTGGCGTTGATATCAGGCCCGGAAGCCTGAGTCAGCATCTTAATTTTCATGTTCCCACCTTTCGGAAAAGGAGTAGCGCGAAGGAAGCGGAAACGTCCGCATTGTTTGTAGCGCAGCTGGCCCGCACCTCGATGTCGGTTTTCTCGTCAAAGATCGGGCCACATTCATGATGAAGGTCAACGTGGGAGTTTACGATCTGTACCGTGTTTTTTGTGGCGAAGACCTGGCCGAAGGCCCTGGCCACAAGTCTTACCACCACGGCCCCGGATGAAGCGGTGGAGTAATGCTCGTCTTTCAACAGCGCCTTGTACCCGGCGGGCACAGTATAGAAGGCCATGAGGGTCTGATTGTTCCCGGCGGTGACGGTGAGATAAACCGTTGCGGGAACGCCCGACGTGACAGTGCCGACGCCCGCGTAGAGGACGCCCGCGTTCTGGCCGCCACTGCCCGCGCTCAGAACGATCATCCGGTAGACGCGAAGGTATGAGTTGACCGTGTTCACCGCAGTCTGCCCGTTCAGGGTGACGATTTCGTCAACCAAGGCATAGTTCGCATCGAGCCCGTAGATTTGGACCGTTCGCGCCCCGGTACCGGCGGCGGTATCGTTCGCGTTGGCGCTTGAAACTTTCATGACCGTGGCCGCTGCCGGGTAGGCGTAGATTCCGCCCTGCTCCCAGACTGTTTCTTCCGCGCTGTCCACGTCGCCGTTGAAGCCGAATTTGTACTGGCAGAAAGCGTCGCTTTCCAGTCCGGCTGAAACCCTGTTTTCATAACTCGAATTTGCCAGCATTTTGAGTCTCCTTTCGCAGTCGTTTGCACTATTCGCCACCCCTCAAATGAGAGGCGGCGGTACTGAAAACGACCTAAGCCGTCGTGTAGGTCACGGTGACGCCGATCAAATCGATATCGGTCGATGCCGCCGTGGTCCCGGTAGCGAGTAGGTAGTAGCCGACGTCAGCCGAAGTAACGGCGGTGAGGCCGGTTTTGCTGCCGTTGACGATGGCGTCGGCGGTAACGCTTATCTGCGTCATGCTCGCCACAGTCGCATCGGAAAGGTCCGCCGCTGCCGCCGTCTGCTTCCTCAATTCAAGGTCGAGCGTCGCGGTTCCGCCCGCGCTTTCGATCTGCCCGTTGATTCCGAAAGCCGTGATGGTCGCGCCCATGGGTAGCCCGGAAACTGGGATGACGAGGGTTGCTCCGCTATGTGACGCGGGAAGCCGCGCCATGCTTGCCTTGTTGTCAGCTGCCGCCACAACCCATCCTGCGGTTGCTCCCACTTTGACCTTTGAGCAAATCTGAGTGGTAACGGAACGCACGAGGCTGCCAGTTACCGTCAAAGTTCCGGCAACCGCGAGGGCCCCGCCGCTTTCCACGGTTATCGTGCCGCCGGAAGCTGCCACCAATTCAGCGCCGCCCTGCTTTCTGTAGACCTTTGGTCCGTAGCTCATTTTGATTCTCCGTTGGTTGCAGCCCCCGGCGCGATTGCCGGGGGCCTACCCACTTAAGGGACGGTTAGACGCCCACCACGGCGGTGGACGTGGAGACGGTCGCGCCCTGAGTTACCGGGCGATTCGCCGCCTTGTATCGAATGCAATGTATCTCGCCGAAGGCGATGTTCGCGGTGGCCGAAGTACGGACACCCTGGAGGTAACGCTTGACCGGCTTGAAAACGTCCACGATCAAAAGCGTGCCGTTGATGTCGTCGTTTACCGTGCAGGTCTTCGCGGCGCTGGCCCCGGTGAGGGCAGCCATGCCGCTGTCGGAGTTGGCCGTGTTTCCCTCAACCGTGAGGGTCGCTACGCCTGTAGCCGCCGAGTCGGTGATGGTGGTGAAGAAAAGGCAGCCGTCGAAGCCTGCCATGTCCACGATGGTGGAGTTGGAATCGGTGTTGTTCGCATTGGAAACCAGCGCGCCCCCGTAGGAGATGTCCGCGTTTTTGAGAAGTCCGTTCATGTCTTTTCTCCTTTTCGGTTACGCGAGTTTCACGCGGCTGAAGGCTTCGCCAAGTATCGGCATTCCGTCCACCCACATGCGGCCGATGAAGCCGGTCTGGTCGGTGACGGCGTAGAGTTCCACCAGGCGCTGGATTTCCAGCCGAAGGGCCTCGGCGATCATGTAATAATTGAAGTCGCCGACGATGCCCACGTAGAGGCCCGTGGTGAAGGTGTTGGGCGCGTACTCGCTCATGAAGAAGGGACGGCCCAGGATGGACGCGGCTTCCCCGTTGGCGAGCCCCGGCTGCCAGAGGTACTGGCCGTCGCCGTCCTTGAGCTTGCGGATCATCTTTACCGCGTCCCGGTGGAAAATCCAGGAAGCGTTATTCTGATATCCGCCTTTTAGCGCATACAAGGCATTGATGAGGCCGTCGGCGGTTATCGCCGTGGTAGTGTTGTCGGTGGACACGTCCCGCGAGGTCGGTATGCCGTTCGCGGAGGCGATGAAAACGCCAAGAGGCTGGCCGGAGCCGGTGCCGGTGAGGAAGCCCTTTTCCTCGGAAACTGCGAATTTGTAGCCCAGGCGGCCCGCGACGTAGGCTTCGATGTTCGGCGCGAGGCGAAGGAGCTTGTTGGAAACCTTGATGAGCTTGGAGAGCTTGTCGGGCGAAAGAGCCCGCTTGCCAAAGCTCATGGTGGAATCATCGCTGGTGGAGCCGATTTCGGCGGTCCAGTCGGCGTCGGCGGGGTTCGCTTCCAGGGTCGGCACGCCCAGGCTCTGCGCCTGGTTGACCTGTACCACCTGCGCCAGGGTGCGAACGAAGGTCTGATCGTCGATGGCCTGTATGATGCTGCCGAACATCTGCTCGGGGGCCACGACGTAGCCGCCCGCCGGGTCCGAATCGACCTGGAGCGCACGGGCCTCTTCGGCGTTAAGCGACCTTACGCCGCCGGTCAGAAACTGGTGGAAGGCGCGAGCCTCGATGGACTTCTCCGGCGCGGCGTCGGAGTCTTCCCGGTGGGTTATCTGCGTGCCGGTCGAAGCGCCCATTTTCGTCTCACGCGCCTGGAGCTTTTCTTCGGCGGCGATACGGCCTTCCAGGGCGTCAATGTCGGCGTCCATCTTTTCCAGCGAAACTTTTTCTTCGGCGGTAAAGCCGCGCTTTTCGGCGTGCGCCTTGTCCACCAGCTGGCGCTGAGCGGTTACGGCGGTGAGGAGTTCGCTCCTCAGTTCTTCGAGCTTTTTCATTTGCATGTCTCCGTGTTGTGTTTGTTCGCTTTTTCGATGAGGTTCAACCGGCGGCGGCAGACTTCAACATCGGCGCTTGGGCCGTGCTGATCTCCCGCGTGCGCTTGGGCACGCCAGTCCGTTAAGGCTCTTTTTGCAACGGATGTGTCGGGGTATGCCGGATACGTCACCGGCGAGACGTCGAAAAGTTTAACGTCGGTGATGCTTCTGAGGATGGTGCCGTCTGCGTCTTCGCCCCAATTCTCGCCCCCGGCGCGGACGCGGAAGGCGAAGGAGGATTGTGAAACGTCGCCACGGTCGATGCTGGCCGCGAGGTCGCGGGCAATCTGCGTGTCGGGCATTTTGATCTCGTAGCGTAGGCCGATGGCGTCCTCTTCGAGCTTGAGCGTTCCAGAAGCCGACCGGCCCAACACATGGTTCGGATCGTGATTGAAAAGCGCCCGCACGTCGTCCGGCGGATCATCTTTCAGCGCCCTGGAAAAAGCGCCGGGCTTGATGATTTCCTTGAAGCCCCCAAGGTCCAGGGACCGCGAGTTGAACACCGCGCCGTAGCCGATGAGTGTAACCGCGCCATCTTCGCCCTTTTGGGCCCTTAGCTCGTGGGAAAAAAATCTGCGTTCGAGGTCGTTCATTTTTCAGCCTTTCACGATCATGCAGTCACAGCCGCGATGAATCGGTGGATGTGCGTGATTTCCCCTCATTTTCATGGGCCCATTCGCCCCTTCGCCCTCGAGGCCGTCGCCAGCGTCAAGGAAATTCTCTGTTATCCCGACAACCTTGCCGTCCATCGTCCGGCAAAAGGGGCATTTGTCGCCGACCGTTACCCACCGAAGCGAAGTCACGCCAGCCGCCAAAAAAGCAAACCGGGTGAAAGCGTTCCCGACGCGGTAGCTTTCATTCGCTTCCACCTTGTCCGCCCGCGTCTCCCCCCATTCGCCCAGGCGCGTGGTTAGGGCTTCCGGCAATTCCTCCGGAGGCGTCTGTTCGATGATCTCCCGAAGCTGCCCAAGGCTTGACCGTGACCAGCGGTAGGCGAGCGTGTCCGCGTAGGCTGAAACCTGAGCGGCCAAATCTTCATCGCTCATCGCCGCGCCGTTGACCTCTTCGGCAGCCGCTGCTGCAACGTTTCCGG